CAGATAGAGCGGATGGATACAATGATAGCTTTACAATCAGATATTGCGGACAACACATCAAATCTAATAGCGATTAAAAATGACATCCATGTGATTAGGCTGACAGGCGCATCAGATAGCTCATCACATGGCGGGATCATAGATGATTTCATTAAATCGGGCGGAGGTGCTTAAATGGTACTTGGCTATAAAATAGATGGGGTGGAGTTAAACACATGGGGAGTTCAGGTCGAACGAGTTGACGGGATTTCTAATTTCCTCAAGCGCAAGGGCGACATGGGATTTAGTTACCCTGATGAGGATGGGATTGATTCATACAATACGGATGCAGATATTAAATATGAAGCCCGCGATATACTTCTTCATTGCAGAATCGAAGCGGCCACTGCATCGCAATATTTTGTAAGGCTGAATTTTTTCAAAAAGTTAATAATGCGCCCCGGAACTCGAACGCTTGAAGTTCCTTATACATCAGAGACTTTTGAGGTCGAATATAAAGAGGGCAGCAAGATCAATAATCTTACGTCATTCAGCGCCAATACACTGGTTAATACATTTTACGTGAAATTTGTCGAGCCGACACCGGTAAGACCATCATAGAATAGAGGATATTATGGGACAATGGAGTAATTACGCTGAGGATAAGGTACTTGATCATGTTCTGAAAAACTCGGCTTATAACAGACCAACAAACTTATATCTTGCCCTTTGCACAGCAACCGTGACCGATTCAAACACAGGAAGCACTATCACAGAGCCGTCCGGCGGGTCATATGCCAGGGAAGTAGTTGATGATTATGATGTATCAGCAGCAAGAGCAACGGCAAACAGTGTGCAGATTGATTTCACGGAAGCCACTGCTTCATGGGGAACTGTTACATATTGGGCAATTTGTGATGCGCTGACAGCAGGCAATATGATTGCATACGGACAATTGACTGCACCTAAAACAATTACAACAGGTGATAACTACCGGGCGGAAATTGGCGACCTTGATTTGAATTTCGTGAGCGGCGGATCGAGTACATACCTTGCTAATGAATTGCTGGATCATGTATTTACTGATGTCGCATATGCACAGCCGACAAGTATTTTCGTAGGGCTGGCCACATCCACAATAGTCGATGCTGATACAGGAGCTACAGTTGACGAACCTGCCGATACATATGTGAGAATCAATGCTGATTCGTGGGATGCGTCTTCAGGAGGCGCCTCAGCTAATCCGGGACTGATAACATTCGCAACTGCAACAGTCGGGTACGGAACTGTGACAGACTTCTTCTTGTCTGATGCATCGACAACTGGCGAGGGCAATATACTGTTTTATGCAGCACTTGAGACTTCAAGAGCAATCGGGGCTTCTGATATTCCTGAATTTGCAATCGGTGCACTTGATATAACGATGGGATAAATTAAGAGGGGATAAAATGGCGTTTGACGATGGTGGTTTATTAGATCATTTAGACGAGATACAGTCAATAGCAGCGCAGGGAACATTTGACAGAACAACGGACAGCCTTGAGGCTCTTGCAGCGGCGATTGGCGGCGGAGGTGGAGGAAGTGCTGTGTCAGTGGCGAGTGCCACCTCCGCTGGAACTATTGTGGGAGTAAATGATGGCTCTGTTAGCCCTACAGCAAGTGTGAGAGATTCTACAACTGCTGACACTTTTGGGGCGTGGGTTGAGTATGAAGATAGCCTTGCTCAAGATTCATGGCTGTTTGCTATTTTTCATACAGTGCCGAAAAATGCAAATCTTCAGTGTACACTTCAAATCGGAATCGGTGCAGCAGGGTCAGAAACTCCAATAATACAACTCAATCCCAGAGGAAATGGGAATGCGTATCAATCAAGTAAACTGCCTAAAGAAATAATGTTGCCTATACCTATAAAAATAGATAGTGGAACACGAATAGCAATACGTGCTGCCGGATCAAGAGCGCTTGCGGATGACCACTATGTGGATTTAAACTGGTATAAAGGACTTGAAACATAGAAACATAGAAAGGATAAATAACATGGCAAAGCACATAATAACTATTGATTTAACAACAGATGAAGAAGCAGTGATGGCGGAGGTCGCCACTAATGCAAGCAAAACAGTGGATGTGATTTTACAGCAATTTTGGGATGGTTATACGGTGACTGCGGACGCGAAAGATGTAATTGTTAAGGGACATATCCGTTCGCAACTTGACAATTGGATTGGTGATAGAGTAAAAGCAGAGGTAAACGCTATGGACACAGCTGAAGCACTAACCAAATTGAGGGCGTAGATTATGGCTGGTATGGTTCAAATGGGTGCAACAAAAAATACAGCGTTGACTATCACCAGCCCTGTATTCGATGCTGAATGGAGTGATGTTTATGTTACTTCTGCCGCTGGGCTTGACAGTGAGATCAGTAAAGACGGCGGCTCATTCACAGATTGTGATAATGAATTAACAGAGATTGATAGCACGGGAGTATATACATTATCATTGACACAGGCAGAAATGAATGCCGACAGAGTTGTCATTAAAATGACAACTACGACAGTGGCTGCAAAAATACCATTATTCGTAATACAGACGCCTGTAACTGATACAAATGTTATCTCAATCGCTAATGATGTTATAACAGCGGCAGCACATGATGAGTCGACGTCATACCCTCTTGCTGCTGCATCAAGTACACTCGCCACTGAGGCAGAACTTGACAAAGTTCCTAAATCTGATGGAGCAGTCACATGGAATGCAACGGCACTGGCATCAGTACAAACGGTAGTTGATGCGGCAATTGACACAATCATTCCTGAGCTTGGAGTTGCAGCACCGGCAGATACACCGACGCTCAGAACCGGATTAATGCACTTGGTAATGAGAGCAATCAATGAATCAATAATGAACAATTCGACAGGATATGTGAGTGTTGCGAATGCAGCAGGAACCGTTATTTCTAAACAGCTTGTAACCGATGCGGCTGGCGTGACCACGATAGACAAATCTATAAGCGGGTAAATAATGGCGCTTGACACATTCCAAGAGCGGTTATCGCTGAGAAGCCGCATACCGATTGCAACAGGAGTGGATTTCACGCGTGAAGACCGAGTCCAAATACTTGGTCTTTATGCGGGATTCCAGCCTGAAACAAAGATAGCACTTGCAGGTTCAGCAGATTCAGAACTTTTTGCAACCTTATCAATCACGGGTGGAAAAACGGAATCGCTTTCCGGTTCTTCTGATTCTGAACTTTCGGCAACATTGACATTGTCAGCAGGGTCCACAAAGCAGCTTTCAGCACGATCCGATTCTGAATTATTTGCATCGCTGGATATTTCAGGCGGGAAAACTGAATCACTTTCAGGATCAGCAGATTCAGAATTATCTGCAACCCTGAAAATTTCTGGAACGATAGCACTTTCAGGGTCGGCAGATTCAGAACTCTCAGCATCATTGAGAATAACAAGCTTTGGCACACTTGCCGGCAGCTCAAATTCAAACTTATCATCATATTTGTTTATCACAAAAGTCGGCTCAACGCAGCTTGACGGCATGGCCACAGGAGTCAAATAATTGACACTCAATATATATAGAGTCTCGAATGTAAACTTGCAATTGAAGATTGATGAGAATGTCCGCTTGCATCAGCGGTTTTATGGCGAGAACACAATTCAGGGGCGCTTTGTAGTAAAGGAAGCTCTTGACTTGCAGATCGGTGATTATATCCGATATGAGAACATTGTTTACAATCTCAATCAATTGCCAAGTATTGAAAAGTCAGGCACGAATAGTTTTATTTATAGCTGTGTTTTCGAATCTCAGTATTATGATTTTGGCAAAGTTCAGTTTATGCTTAATGATGAATCAGACTTTGATTTCGTCGGGACGCTTGATGATTATGTTGATTTGGTAATTACAAACCTTGCCAGGATATACAGCACCCCGCTCACATGGACAAAGGGCGTTATTGATGCCAGTGATGCCACGACAAAACATCTTGCATTCTCGACAGAAAATTGCGCTGCAGTCATTTCAAGACTATGCGAGGAATTTACTTGTGAGGCATATTATCAAAAACGTGTTATGAATTTCACGGATACAACCGGAACAGATACAGGGCTTTCGTTCGAATACCGGTCAGGGCTTAGGGGCATCAGCAGGCAAACAGTCAGTGCAAAAAATATCGTTACCCGGCTATGGGCTTACGGTTCTGATAGAAATATCGGCAGTGCTTACGGGGCTTTCAGGCTTGAGCTTCCTGCACCTGGCTATCTTGAAAGCAACGTGGCATCATATGGTGTGATTGAACACACGATACTTTTTGATGAAATTTACCCGCACCGAACCGGAACCATTACAGGCATTGGGGCGACAACAGACACATTCTCTGATAGTGGCATGGATTTTGATGTAAACAGCTATTTGATTGACGGAGTTTCAGCAAAACTTGTATTCAATACAGGCGATCTTGCAGGGTATGAATTTGAGATTGAGTCATATGATAACGGAACCACTACATTTGTGATAATTCCATACCTGTTTGACAAGCAATCTGTTGAACTTCCAAGTGTTTCACTCAATCCGTCAATCGGTGATGAGTATGTAATTGTTGATATTACGATGCCAGCAAGCTATATAACGACGGCAGAATCAGAGCTCACAGTCAAAGCAACGGAATACATCACTGCAAACAGCGATCCCAGGGTGACATATTCAGTGACAACCGATCCTATATATTTCAGAACAAACGGAATTGATTTGAAAATAGGTGATTATATTACGGTCGCTGATACCGATTTAGGAATGAGCGGATTGCTGAGAATAATTAAATTGAGCCGGTCAATATTATATCCTGAGCGGTATGAAATCGAACTTGCTGAACATGCAGAAGTCACGATTGCACAACGGCAATATGCGCAGTCAAATGAATCAAAACAATTAATCACATTCAATAATTTATCCAATATCAACAGGACAAAGGCCAACAGGAGATCAGCTCAAGAGCTCGTCACCATGGTATTCGATACAGAGGGATATTATTATACTGAGAAAATCACACCTGAGAGTATCGACACGGGGCTTATTTCAGTTGGTGGAAAATCAAGGGATTTCATTCTACAGGAGGTTGTTTTTGAGCCGAACTATAACGGCACAACAACAGAATTTCACACGACCGCCGGGGGGTTGGTTCATTTTACAATTGATTCAGTTATCCG